AGGGACTTCCGCTCCCACCTTTGGTTCAATCGTAAGGTAAGCGCCTGTCTTACTACCCTTAAAGAGCAGTTCGTAGTCCTTAATCACCGCAGTCCCCACGGGCTTTGCCGTAGGACAACGCAGCGCCATTTGCCGAATGTTCAAGTTGCTGCCGTAGGCTAGGTAATACTTTTTCATTTGAAATCCGTCCTTTCTGAAAGGTGCGGTTTATAAGAATCACCTTTCTACCACCAAAAGCCCCACAGTGTGGGGAGTTGGAGGCAGGAAGCTAATTCCTGCTTGTTAGGGCCTGCCGTTGCGGAAAGCCGTGTCACCCTCGAGCCGCTTGGTGTAAAGCTCCCTTGCGGTCTTGAATTCATCGCCGATGAATCCGAGCCGTAAAAGCCATGTTCTCATTGCGTACTTGGGATTTTCGGTCTGCTGAGGATTTGCGCTTGCGGTCTTGACCTGCTTGGCAAGCTGGCTGAGCGCCATGCAAAGCTGAATGTAGCTTTTCAGCTGACCTGCGTGAAGTCCGTTATTCTTGTCGCCCGAGGGCGCGTCAAACTGAAAGAGCCGAAACTCGATTGTGCCTTTGGTGAATGTAGCG